TACCAGTCCGCACGGCTCCATGCCTTCGCGACTATGAGATCGGAAAAGAAGCCGGGTGCTTTTATCTTCCCCTGTGCGATCCTTTCGGCAAGCCAAACCTCATAAACAGGCTGACAGAAATCATGAGCAAACCATGCCCGGCGCATCCTGAAGGCATTCCATGCCTCCAGCAGTGCCGCCCTGCTTGCCGAATAGCTCGCGTTGAAGCTCTTCGTCAGCAGTTCGTACGGGATCTCAAGGGCTGCTCCTATGTGTTTTGTAAGCGATGTAATGAAGGCGTCAAAATTGGACGACGGCCTTTTAGGGTCTGCGGTAGCTATGTCGTACCCAGGCGGCAAGGCGTTGATGGTGCCGGCCCCCAGCTCGAAGGCATTGGGATCAAAATCAACCTTGTCCTGCGGTGATATGGCTTCTGCTAACGGGAAGTCGCCAATAGGTATTTGCCCTTCCTTGATAAATACAGTAAAAAAGCCGGTAACAATTGCTGCCATAAGTTCTGCTTCCGTATAGCGGGTTATCTGCTTCAGCTCCTCCACAACCGGAGCTAAGTACGGCACTCCCCTATACTGTTCGCACCTCTCAGGCTCCATGACACAAAGGACATTCGGCCTGCCGGTAGCTTCGCTAAAGGCGTCTATGCGCTGCCATTCCATAATTTCGAGAGGATTTGCAGGATCGTTCTGATATTTGTTAGAGATCCAGTAGGCAACCACGGCGCCTTCATCGTCTATTTCGACGCCATTGATGATCTTGTTGCCGTTGTCTGGATTTATCTGAATCGTGTTTGTGCCGAAAATTGAGCGATATTGCTGAGGAGAACTGACCCTATCAGCCTCGATGAGATGGATGCGCAGCGAAAAGGGGAAATATGGCTTCGGCTCTACTGTTTTAAGCAATGCCCAACCGTCACCGTTCAGCAAAAAGGACATAAAAAGCAGCGATTGCATCTCATAAAAATTATTAAGACGTGTTGCGTCGCAAAACTTGCTTTCAGCCCATGCGTTAAACTGCCGTTCTACGTTTTTCTCCCATTTATCGGCCTCTTCCCTGCTTATGCCCAAAAATTCTGCGTCTATCCTGCTTCTTAGCTTCAGGCCAACACCAATCACGTGCGATCTTGGCGTTACGATGGCAGACCGACCCAGCGCACTGCCCATAAACAGATCCCTTGACCTCTGCCGCAAGACATCTACATTCATGTCTATGTCGGCCTGCGGGCTGCTGGACCAGGCCTGCCACCCTCGCATGGACTTCTTGCGCAAAGAAGCGCCAGATTCGGAATATCCAGTATCAAAAAATTGAAGCGCCCTGCGTGCAGCCTGGCGCTTTAGTGCCCTTTGCGGGCTTATGTACGATATGATTTTATCTATGGCATTCATGCCGGCCCTCCTAAATATCTCTCAAAACCACCCTTTTACTGCTCATAAATGACCCGGAAAGCCTGGCTTCAAGTATATTTTTCTGCTGCTCCAGTTCGTTAATGTTCTTTTGTACCTGCACAAGATCGGCCCTCCGAAGCGTCCTTGTGCCTATTCTGTATTCCTGCCCCTGCAAAATTGCCAGTTCCGCATCATAGTATGCCTGCAAGCGCTCTTTTATTCTCTCAAGCCTTTCTTGGATGCTCTCCATGCCGTCGCACCTCACAGATCATATTTTTTTATGCAGCCATAACGTCTCTTCGGCTGCTCTTGAACCTTAATTTGTTGAGACTGTGGTTCCTGCGACTTGCAGATCCTCTTTTCAAGCGCGTCAAAGTCAGGATTCATCAGACGCAAGGCTGCAAGGTTATAAACACGAAGGTCAAGCGGTTCATTTCTCTTGTCAGAGCTGATGTTTTCCCAGGAAACTACTATCCTGCCTTTGACCTTCCGTATAACCTGTCGCTCTGATATAAGTCCCTTGAAGTACTGCTGGTCATATCCACGCTCTTCCTGCAGCGGGAAATGGAAATATTTTGGTCCAGGTTTCTGTATTTTAATGCGCTGGATCACGGCCGCTTTCCCGGAATCCACGCCAAGAAGCACGAGAGGCAATCTGTATTTGTTGTTCCTCGATATCTTATAGACCAACGGGATGCCTGACCCTCCCTGTCCACGTATCGGAAACACACGCATTTGAAGCCTCTCAAGGCAATACCTGTAGACTTCATCAGTGAAGTGACCGCCCGAGTCAACGCAAGTGCACGAAACGCACATACCGGTTCCGTCTTTTCGCTTCCATGTCTTGTTTATCTTCTCATCCAACTGCATCCATGTGGCCTGGTCGTCGGGCCTTCCCCAAATTATGCCCTTTTCTATGCCCCATGACTCTTCATTCCGGCCCCATCCGGCAACTTCGTACTCAAGACGGTCATCCTGAGTATCGACCGCCATGGTAAGTATCAAAACACCATCAGGGACTTCCGCATCGTATTTCTCGCGCCTCGACATGAGCACGCCTTCGTCCTCTATGTCGCCCCGTTCCTCCCAAGTCTCGCCCAAAATAGTGTTGACGAAGACCTTAAACCGCTCCGGATCGTCTTTGGATTCAAGAAATTCCTGTATTATGCTCTTCCAGGAGTGCCATGGAGATACAAACGAATTGAGGTGAAAGCTTTTGATACCGTTGGTCACTGCCAATGGGTTTTCGGCTATCCACTCTGCAGGCTGCCTTTTCATCGTATATTCGTCAAATTCGTTATGACAATCAGGGCATCTCCATTTAACTTCATCCACGATATACGTCTTTTTGCCCGCAATTTCCTCAGATCTGTGCTTAAACCTTATGTCCCGCAACTCTATGAAGTGATAATTCCCGCATCCGGGGCATTTAATACAATATTTTTCCCTTGTCCCAAGTTCATATTCGGCCTCAATCCTAGAGGCTCCGCGTATGGTCGGGGTAGAAGTAAATATCTTCTTGCGATTCCAGAACGTTATGGTACGTTTCTCGGCTAACGATATCGGATCGCCTTCACCCCCTGCGCTTGACGGGTACCTGTCTACCTCGTCGCACAGAAGTATGCGTATCGGTCGGCTGGCCAGCCCCGCAGGGCTGTTGGCTCCGCCCATGGCAAGGAAGCCGCCCGGGAAAACTTTCATCAAAATAGTGTTATTGAGATCTCTTGTCTTTGAGTCTGCCACCTTGCAGCTCAAGACTTCCGTGTCTTTTATCATGGGGGTTATACGACGCTTGGAGTAATCCTGTGCGATGTCGATGGTAGGCTGTATCAGAAGTATCGGAGCAGGGTCAACATCGATGTAATAACCTATGATATTGTTTAGTATCTCCGATTTGCCTACCTGGCTGCTTGTCATGATGACTACTTTTTCGATTCGTGGATCGGTTACGGCATCCATAATTTCCCGCTGGTACGGTGCCCTGTCGGTCCTCCATTGCCCTGGTTCTGCCGAATTCTCCGGCGAAAGCTTTCTGTATGCGTCTGCCCACTCGCTGACGGTAAGCTTAGGCGGAGGGGCAATGCTTTTCGCTATTTTACCGAACAGTTTCGCTGTCTTCGTCAGAGTCATCGTCTTGCTCATCACCATCATCCTCAACCGCAAAAAGTGCAGGATCATAATCTTTAAGCTCTGTCAGGGCTTCCAAAATCTCATTTTCAATAATGCTGCTTATCTCAGCCAGGTTATTGAGGCTTATCAGCTTTGGAGCTAATTTTTGCGGAATGCCCAAAATGCGGTTTCTAAAGATCGTCAACATATTGGTCATAATCATTTCAACGTCAGCGGCATCGTGCATCTGGTTCTTGAGCTTGGACAACTTAAGCTCTGCCATTTCACGTTTGGCAGCCTCATGCTTTGCCCTCTCTTCCCAATAGATCGACTTTGCTTCCTGTCCTTCCTTGTCGGTCTTGCCGGTCCTTAGAAATTCGATGTATTTGCTTATATTCGGTTCGAGAGGCCAGCGTCCAGGCGCTCGCCTTTCCAAGACGCCTTCTTTGGCAAGCTGGTTTATATATCTTCGCGTTACGCCAAAGAGCTTGGCCAAAACGTCGGTATTGACAATTATGCCGGAGACATCTGTTTTAACAGACATATTAACCACACCTTTATGCAATAAAAACACCAACGCACCTGTTTAATGCGTTGGTGGACGGAACTCTAGTGAAATTTTTTTGACACCTAGACGAAAGTCGGGGCTCGCCGCAATCGCTTTGCCTTTTTAACGCTGGAAGGACCCGTAAAATGCTCTTTAAAGACATATATGCTATTGTTTATATTATACTCACTTTGTACTTCTAATTTTGCCAGGTTTCTGCCAAATTATCCCGCTTATGAGTTCATGCATTTTATCTAATATTTGCTCTCCTATTCCAACGCTCCCATAGTTCCTTTGGCCCTTCCCCCTCTAAAGAATCTAAAGCACATCCACAATCACATACTATTGTCCATCTTAAATTATCTCCTTCATAATTTATATCTTTTTCTTCATTCTCTTCATCCTCTTCCAAATTTTCTCCGTCCTCTTCATCCTCTTCCCAATCCTCTTCATCGTCAGGGACCATTATCATTCTAGGACCGTCATGCCCATGTTCATCACATGGCCCAGGGGCTGCGCCGCAAAATGGGCAAGGCTTAACATATATCTGTCCAGCAAAAGGGCAAGAATAAGGTATATCGCTTACACCCAACTTCGAAAGCAATTCTCTTAATCGAGCATTTTCCTTTTGTAGTTCAAAATAACTTTTACTTAATTCTATAAAATCTTTTTTAATGTTTTCATGCATTTAAATCCATACCCCCTTTCTTATTAATTAAATATAAAATCAAGCACTTAATTACAAT